CCGCGGCGGGGGGGCGGCCGCCGCCATCGAGGCGGTGAGCGTCGGCGGGGGAAGCGACGGCACCGACCTGGGCACGGCGGACGGGCACACGGAGCACATGAACCACGTGCACCGCTTGCGCTACGGCAGCAACCGCTACAAGGAAAGCGCGATCCGGCAGTGGTTGAACAGCGACAAGGCTGGCGGGGCGTGGTGGCAGCCGCAGAGCGAGTTCGACCGCGCACCAAGCTACGCAGCGCGTGACGGCTTTTTGAAAAAGCTGGACGAAGGACTGGTCGCCGCCATTGACGAGGTGGATAAGACCGTAGCGCTGAACACCGTGACGGATGGCGGCGGCAGCGAGGTGGTGCGCGACCGGGTGTGGCTGCTGAGCCGGGACGAGATGGGATACGGCCATGAAAACAACGTTACCGAGGGGCAGACCTATCCCTTCTTCGCCGGAGCGACCAACGCCGACCGCATCTACCTACTGAACGGCGCACCGCGCTGGTACTGGTTGCGCACCCCGCACACTGGGTACGGTACCAACGTGCGCTACGTGGACACGGACGGCAGCCTCAGCGGCGGCTATGCGCGCAGCAGTGTTGGCGTGCTGGCAGCTTTTACCATCTATTAAATCAAAATCATCCTGCGCCGGTAGGCGCACAGGCATGGAGGAGCGAACCCCATGGCAGTGATTGCACCCTTCCGGGAAGCCAATGAGCTGGACGCGCTGATGGGCTGCGCCGACCTTGCCTATACGGTGCTGCACCTGAGCGGCGACCGTGCGGAATACTGGACGGGGCTGATGGTGGAAGAGATAGCGCTGCTGGAAGGCCAACGCGCAGCGCGGGAACACGCGCAACCTGCTGAAGCAGATGGATCGAACCTATACCGACATCATGAAGGAGGAACCACCGTGAACACAATCATTAACCCGAACGACAAAATCAAGGAAGCACGCCGGGAAAAGGCGGCAGAGATTCAGGCTGCGCAACAGCTGGAAAACATGCGCACGGCGCTTGCATCTGCGGTTGAGCTGGGCGACATGGACGGGGCGCAGGGCATTGCCAGAGGCATCCGCAACAAGCTGCTGGAAGAAGTGGACGCGCACGGCTGCATTTTCCGCGCCGGACTGGATGTGCCGGAGGGCGCAACCTTTTCCGCGTGGCTGGGCTTTTTCAAGCAGCTGGGGCAGTATCTGCGCGGCGACTGGGCGAAGTATCGGCAGGCGCTGCTGGACGTGCCGCAGCAGGAGGGCTTCCCGGCAAGCATAGTCTGGCCGGAAATGCCGAAGGATGAAAACGACGAACAGGGGGCGCAGGCATGAATCCGCTGCACCTGATTTGGATACTGCCCAGCACGTTTCTGCTGGGCTATTTCTTTGGCTGCGCGATGGCGGGAGGCGGCAGGACATGAGCCACTTGCAGATCATCGAGCGGCTGTGCCGGATGCTGGACGGGGCGCAGGAGGTCATCCGCAAGCAAGCGGAGCTGCTGGCCATGCACGGCATCGAGACGGACAGCGGCGAACTGGAACGGCAGCGGCGCGAGCTGCTGGCGGACATTGAAAGGAGCACATGACGATGGCAAAGCCGACAGGGGCGCAGGTGGCAGCACAGGCGCTCCAGTATGCGCAGGAGATGCGCAGCTATCAGGAAATGGACTGTCAAGCCATGATTGAGGCGGCTGTGCGTGCCTGCGGCGGAAAGATGGACTACACGGGAAGCAACGCCATGGCGCGGGCCGTGACGGGGCTGATGCCGCTCAGCGAGGCGAAGAAGGCAGGGCTTCAGGTGGGCATGGCGTTGTTCATTCACGAAGATGGGGGCAGCTATCCAGCGAAGTATCACGCGGACGGGCTGGGAAATTTCAGCCATGTCGGGCTTTATGCGGGTGAAAACGCCCTGACGGATGTGGACAAGAAGGGGCGGGAACGCGCCTGCAACGTCGTGCATTCTTCCGCTTCCATGGGCAGGGTGGCAGGGTCTACGCTGGCCAACGGCTGGACGCACGCGGGCTACTTCAAGGAAATCGACTACGGCACCGGCGACACGTCCGCCGAAGCGGCAGCGGGTGAGCAGCAGACGCAGGAGACCGGGACGAAGCGGATCACGCTGCGGAGGGGCAGCAAAGGTGCAGAGGTGCGCGCCTTGCAGGAGATGCTGAACGCGTTGGCCTATGGGCTGGATGCGGACGGCATTTTCGGCAAGGCAACCGAAGCGGCGGTGCGCGACTTCCAGAAAATCAACGGGCTGAGCGTGGACGGCATTGTCGGCGCACAGACGTGGGCAGCGCTGGAAGGCGCGAAGGACAGCACGGACAGCGACACCTACACGGTGACGATCCGCGGGCTGGACGCTGCAACGGCGGCGTATCTGCTGGAATGCTATCCGGGTGCGGCCAGTGCGGAGGGCGGACGGGGATGAACGGCGGCGAGCTGGTGAACATGCTGACGGACGGATGGGTAGCCATTCAAGGGGACGCTCTGATAGAGCTGCGGAAGCTGGAAGGCGCTGAACTGTCCGCCGTCATCAGCGACCCACCCTATGCCAGCAGCGGATTGAGCTGCCCGACGGGGGGGGGACAGGGCAGTTTCTTTTCTTGATACCAGCTTGCAAAAGCAAGAAGGTAAATAAAGCCAAAGGAAGGAGCTGGACACATGGAAACAGGGGCTATCATTGCGTTGGGCAGCCTACTGGTGGCGTTCATTGCGTTGCTGGTTGGCGCACGACGTGACACACGCGGCGAGGCTGCAAGCCAAGCGCAGGTACACGCAAAGCTGGACAGCATTGCGGGCGGCGTGGATGACATCCGCGTAGAGCAGCGCGCCATGCGTGAGCGGCTGGACGGCTATGCGGAGCGGCTGGCCAGAGTGGAGAGCAGCGTCAAGAGCGCGCACCACCGGCTGGATCAGATGGCTGCGCCATATCATCCGCCTGACAGCACGGCGGGCTGATGAGAGCGACGCAAAGGCGAAGGAGGTGAACGACATGAAAATCAACTGGCTTGTGCGCGTTAAGAACAAGGCGTTCTGGGTGGCGCTCATTCCGGCGGTGCTGCTGCTGGTTCAGGCGGTGGCCGCGCTGATTGGCGTAAGCATTGACCTGGGGGAAATCGGCGACAAGCTGCTTCAGGTGGTCAACGCCATTTTCACGGTGCTGGCGATTCTGGGCATCGTCACCGACCCGACGACCACCGGCACCGGCGACAGCGAGCGGGCACTGACCTACACGCAGCCGTGGACGGACAGCGACGGGATTCAGTAACTTCATAGCAACAAGGCGGCAGCGGCTACTCAGACTGGGCGGCGGCTGCCGCTTTTTTCGTTGGCTTTCCAGCCTTCGGAGAAAAGAGTGCGATAAATATGGGTGCGGGCGACGCGGTTTTTGAGAAAGCACACAATTTTTGAGCGTTTCAGGCGCGGCTATACGCACCAAAACGGTTTTGATTTCACTCGACTGCGAGAAATTCAGCCCATCCCCCCCGGTGGGAAAAGCATTCAAAGGGGAACGCTACACCGGGAGAGGCTCAAGCGTTTACAGCGTGGGCCCTGAAAAATTAGGGGGTGGGCTTATTCTGTGTGACAGTTTTCTTTGAATGTGACAGAAAATAATTATAATGTGCCAGTTTCATAAGAAGGGCGCATATTATAGAAGAAAAAATCGCATCACAGTTGTGACGGTTGTGACAGATAACGCAGGACGCTGAAATACATCACGGAAGAATGCGGAACGTGCGGGGTAGAACGTGCGATAGTAAACGCAAGCGCCGCACTGCGAAAGAATGCAAGCAATAAAAAAATAAAGCTTGACAGCAAAGAACAACGCATGATAAAATACAGGCATGTTAGCGGTGGCGAGCGCACAGGCACTCATGAATGCACCAACTGCGCGTCAGAGACGCTGAGGCGCTTCTTCACATACAGCCGTCCGTTGGCGAAACTGCCGCTGACGGTGAAGCTGCTTCGGTTGCGCTTCGGGGCATCGGGGTCGCGGCAGACACGCAGAACGCCGTCCTCAATGTGGCAGATGGACGCCTTCGCGCCTTCCACATCCTCAAAGCGGACATGCACGTCTCCGTCCGGCGATTCCTCCAAATGCACGTCGTCGCACACCATCGTCATTTCGATGCGCCCAATATCCGCCGGATGGAAAGTGAAATCTGTCTGCTCGCCGTCTCCATCGTCATCGACCGGCACATCCGCGCTCTTCGGCGCTTCTTCCGCTTCGGGCGATTCAGACTTCTTCGGGTACTGGCTGATGACATCCTCCATGCCCTTCAAGCTCTCGACGACGGCGGCAATCGCGTCATCGTCGCTCAGCCCGCGGGACGTCATGTCCTGATAACGCTCTTGGCAGTTGCTCATCGTCTCGTCGTAGAGTGCCTGCACCTCGTCCGTCATTTCCACATCCTGAAAGAGCAGATTCACAATCCGCTCGACCGTTTCGTTACGCATAGTGCTGTTCCTCCTGATTCTCCTGATTTACGTTCTGCAGCCGCTGCCGGCTGATTTCCTCCCACGCGATGGTATCGCCAATCAAGCGCTCCGCCAGAGAAAAGTCCGAAAACGGCGTTACCCGACGGAATGCGAAAATTTCTTTGCACATAATGTTATCCCTCCAATAGCTGGTCAAGCTGGCGTTTCGTGTCCTCCCACGCTGCCAAATCGCTGATGAGCTTTTCCTGCCCCAGCGCCGTGATGGCGTAGTAGCGGCGGCGCGGCGCGGGCGGCGCGCCGCCCCCAGACGCACC